CTAAAATCCCGACTCTCCGTGAGAACGGTGGTCGAGTTAACCGAGTTGGTTTTACACGTACGCAAATTGAAGGTGAATTGCTTAAGCGTGGATTTTTCACTGAGTATACTCAGGAATCATTGGATTTCGATTCTGATTCAGAATTGTTATCCCATATTACTGAAGAAGCTCTTGTAGGCGCTAATGAGCTGACTGAAGCGGAGCTTCAGGCAGATCTTATTACTACAGCTACTGGTACAGGTACTTCTTATTACTGTTCTACTGCTCCTACTGGTGCTGCTCTTGCGGGATCTGGAACTGCAGCTGCTAGAACAGCATTGAAACTAGCTGTTGATGAGGTCGTTACTTATACCGATCTCATGAATCTTTCAATTGCTCTGGATAACAACAAAACTCCGAAGCAAACAAAGATCATTTCTGGTTCTCGAATGGTTGATACTAGAACCATCAATGGTGGACGTATCATGTATGTGGGTTCTGAGTTGATCCCAGTACTAAGAGCTATGACTGACTTGCATAATGCAGCTGCTTTCGTATCTGTTGAAAAGTATGCTGATTCTAGCAACGTTATGAATGGTGAGATTGGATCTATTGATCAGTTCCGTATTATTGTAGTACCAGAAATGCAGTTCACTGAAAAAGGTGGTGCAGCTTCTTCTGATACTGCAGGTAACGGCGATAATGGTGCAGATATCTACCCAATGTTGGTTGTTGGTGATGGTGCTTTCACGACTATCGGTTTTCAGACAGATGGTAAGAGTGTTAAATTTAACATCAACCATAAGAAGCCTGGTAAAGAAATTGCTTCTTTGGATGATCCATATGGTGAGGTAGGATTCTACTCTATCAAATGGTATTATGGCTTTATGGCACTTCGTCCAGAACGTCTAGGAGTTATTTGGACTGCTTTGGCAGCTGTATAGTTTAATGGTTTACCGGTCACCCAAGGGCGTTAGCCCTTGGGGGACTATCTTAATTAAGGAGAAATGATGCAAGTATTAACGCCCATTAAGGAAATGACAGAAGAAGAAATTAAACAAGAATTAAAAGATTACGGAGTAAAGGTTCATCATAAAACGGGTATAGCTAAATTGACTGAATTGTTGGAAGATGTTCGTAAAAATCCATCAGCAGTAACTCAAGATGTACCATCTGAAGTAGCAGTTAAAGACCGCCCTTATAAAGACGGACTACCGACTGCAAGCAAAGCCGCTATAGAAGCTGCCTCAAAACATTTTCAGTTAACTCCAGATCAAGTAGCTATGAAGCTAGTTCGAATTATTGTTACTCCTAATGACCCTCTTATGACTGCATATCCAGGCCTTATATTTACAGTAGGAGCTTCTGGAATTAATCGGGGTCAAATGGTTAAGAAATTTGTTCCATTTAATAACGAAGAAGGTTGGCATGTCCCTAACATCATTCTTCAACAAATTGAACATGCTGAAATGCAGAAATTTAAAACTGTGACTATGCCTAATGGTGAAAAAGTACTAGAGCCATATATTACTAAAAAGTTTAATGTACGTATTTTAGATCCTTTAACACCAGAAGAAATGGATAGGCTTACTGCAGCTCAAGCCGCTAATCCTGCATTCCATATCGGAGATAACTAATGGCTATAAGTATTGCTAATTTAACTGCTGGTGTTACCACAAGTGATGTCAATGTAGTAACTGGTACAGGTGTATTCGATGACATGATGGAAACTGTAAATGCTCACATGGCTGCTCAGTTTAATCTAGGTCGAATTACGGGTAGTGATTACGCAACTGTGTATTTAACAGCAATGCAAGCAACAGTACAACAGGCTGTGGCATTTACAATAGGTATTCAAAAAGGCAATGCTGAAGAGACTTTGTTACTTCAAAAAGAAGTTACTGAATTTGCTCAAACAGAGCAAACTACTAAAGTAGCACCTACAACTACTTCTGTAACCGGACGTTCTAATAATTTAGCCCGTGAACAGGGTAAAGGATTTAAATGGAATGCTGATCAAAAGTATCTTAAAACGCTATTAGATGCTTGGAGTATTAACATTTCTACAGCAGGTGTTGCAGCAACAGGAATTACTGCAATTAATGAAAGTGGGACAGGAAACATTAATACCCAGATTACTAATGCGGAACCGACTGGGTAATTTCCATGAGCTTTGTTGGGACGATAGTAAACGCTATAGTTAATGTAGTTGTCAGCATAGTTGAAGCAGTTATTCAAGTTGTTGAGATAGTTATTCAAGTAATTATGGTACTTCTGGGTTTTGACGGAGGAACTACTCAGATTGTTGAATATTATGAAGTTCGTAATTACCCGCTTTTTGATGATGTAGATAATAGAAACCCTCTTCAATCATCAATTCTTCATAGCATCCTTTCCCATAAAGATATTGCCAGTAATCTAATTTACCACACCGCATTTAGGAGTCTTAAAAAGAATGTAAAATCGTTTATGGATTTTATTGAGAATGGGAACTACTTTGAAGGGTTCCCTACTCTCGATTCGTTTATTTTAATTGTAAACTACACGGAATTAACTGCTGCATTACAAACCCTTACTGGTGTACCGTGTACGGCGGATATTTCTGCACTAAGGTCATTATTCCAAGATGATTGGGTTAAGTACTGGTTACAAGAAAATAAAGACTACAATGTAGGAACTAACTCAATGGGGTCAGGGTCTGTTGTAGTTAGTACTCCCACAAGTACTGCTGCTAGTACAGGGCAAACGCAGAGTACTAATTTTACTAGTAGTATTATTGATACTGCTGCTACTGCAGACTCTGTTATTGTTAATTCAACATCTGCTATTACTACCTCCGCCACCACCCCCACTTCCACCTATGCAGTAAATACTGAATTTGTAGTCGATATTACAGATGAAATAACTACTAGTGATTCTGTAACTGTAGATCAAAAATGGTATGTTGATTTAAACGCTGTTGTATATAACTCTACTCCAGATACGTATACAGTTTCAGTTTACAATGACGCTGGGACTACAATGACTCTCCCGTATACGGTGCCGAGTAGACCGGGTGGGTTGCATTACGTAGCTACATATTACCTAAATAGTCTCCCTTCTCGAATGTACCTATTTGTCTACAAAGTAGGAACAGGAACCTACCCTGACTTAGACACAGTAGAAGAGCCGATTAATATAGATAATTCGGTATTACAAGCTCTCCCAGCTGTTCCTTTACGTATTAGCAACGCTAATTACACTACTTTTGGAACTAGTAAAAAAACTAAAATTGAAGAACTGTTAGCTACTGTTGATTTAGATGCAGGTAAGATTATTGCGGCAGTTCTTAACGATCCTGGAGTAGAACCAGGAGATATAGATAATGTTTATGTAACGTTTGGTGTACGCATGTGGGATACCTCACAAGCAGGTATGTCTTATTTATTTACAATGTTTGAGAATCTATACCCTGCTCAGGGGAGTACTCAAGGCGCCTATAATAATACAGCTGCAGGAAACACAAAACCGACTAATAACATACTCACAACCACATCCGATAATCAGGCAGCATTCCAGTTTAATTACATTACCTACACATTTACTTCATTAGCTACAATTGATGCCGATAGTGGTAGCGTTGAAAATGGTATTTACTATTCAGATATGTCTAAATTCAAGCCTAATGGAATGCTAGCGTACCCGTATTACAGTTCATCAGGCAAAGGTACCTATAACGTTGGGTATAAAGCAGATACATTATCTGAAGTACAGGATTTTTTAGATGGGAATGGTGTAGTAAATCCAGGGACTACTACTACAGAAGCAGCTAATTGGTTACAAGTAACTGAACGACTGTCTTATAACAACCCGACTCCTGTTTTGCAGGAAGCAGGTGGAGCTACGAGTACTATCATATATTTAACACCTGATCTGGTGTATGAAAATAATGGTTCTGGTGTATTAAGACTTATTCAACAAGCAGCTGAAGAAACAACATCAGGGCAGTCTATTACATATTACAATATTAAAACTAATGGATTAGACGCGTACACTGTGTCTGGTCCAATTGCAGCTCTTAGAGTAATTGACGGAGATACCGGTAAGTTTAAAATGGTTAAGTTTAATTTAGGGGATAAAGGTGACTTAATGGTTCCTTTTATTCATACCTTCGTTAAAACTCTTTCTCATACCCAGGTAGCTAAATTATTCTTAGCAGGAGCACATGTATCTATTTACATAGCCCACTATGAAATAATTGTACATGCGGGGATGAGTCTTTTAACAGCACTAGTACTTCTTGTCATTATTATAGTAGTTGTTGTTTATGTTGCTTCTACT